AACAGAATTTATTAAAAATAATTAGAGGGAGTTGAAAGTTATTGGAAAGTGTTTTAGACATATTATTATCAATTCAAAATACAAGTGGAACAAATGATAAATTAGAAATATTAAAACAAAATATAGATAATCAAGAACTAAAGGATATTTTATTTTATACATATAACCCATTCTATGTTTATGGAATATCAGGTAAAAAGATAAATAAAGATTTGCCTGATATGACATTAAATATTAGTGAAAATAAGATAGATAATATTATTGATTTATTTAAATTTTTGAGAGTTAACAATACAGGTTCAAATCAAATATGTTACAAAGTTCAGCAATTTATAAAAAATCAACCGGAGCAATATCAACAATTATATAAAGACATAATAACTAAAGATTTAACTCTAGGTGTTAATGTAAAAAGTATAAATAAAGTGTGGAAGGATTTAATTCCAGTATATGAAGTTCAACAAGGAGAACGTTTATATGATAACTTAGATAGAATATATAAAGAGAATTTAGATATAATTGTTACACAAAAATTTGATGGACAAAGATGTTCAGCAAGAGTACAAGATGGAAATGTATTACTGTACTCTAGAAATGGTAAAGTATATGAAGGTTTAATAGATTTACAAAATCAATTAAGTAAATTACCTAATGGAATGTATGATGGGGAGCTATTATTAGATTACAAACTTAATAAACACAATGATTTATTTTCTAATACTGTTGAAGAAAATAATATGATAGATGGTATATATGTACCAAAAATAGAGTCTAAAGAATTATTTAAGAAAACTGCTTCTATTGTAAATTCTGATATGGAAGATAAGAAAAACATAAATATATGGTTATACGATTATACAAGTTTAGATAGTTTTGATACATTCACCGATTTTAAACAACCAACATCTTATAGAAAAAGTCATCTAGAAAACTTAATAAACAATTTACAAGACTGTCCTAATATAAAAAATACACCAATACTATATCAAGGTAAAATGAATGAAAATATTGTTAATAACTTATTAGATAAAGTTATAGGTTTAGGACAAGAAGGGCTAATGATTAACATTGCTAATGCTAATTATGAGTATAAAAGAAGTAAAAATATGTTAAAGGTAAAGAAAATGTACACTGTAGACTTAAAAGTTATTGATGTGGAAGAAGGCAGTGGTTTAAATAAAGGTAAATTAGGAGCCTTAGTTGTTAACTATAAAGGGTTCAACGTTAGTGTAGGTAGTGGACTAACTAAAGAACAAAGAGAATATTGGTGGCAAAACAAACAAGATATATTGAATAAAATTATAGAAGTACAATACTTTGAGGAAACTACAAACAAAAAAGATTCTAGTGTAAGTTTAAGATTTCCTGTTTTTAAACAAGTTAGAAATGATAAATCTGAAGAAAGTTATTTCTAAAGTAAATTGAATAAAGTTAAATTATTAGTTGTATGTAATTAAACATACAACTTTTTTATGTCTTTACTTGTAAAATATTAACGATATGTAGTTTGTGAATAAATTATAAAACAATAAACAAACTATATTAAACTAATATAAAAGTCCTTTAAAATGGATTTTAGTAGCAAATAGGAGGTATTTTATGCGTAAGAAAAATAAAGTAGAAGAATCAGAATTTACAAATATAGATGAAATTGTAAACAATGAGGCTGAAAATATTACAGAGGAAGATGCAGTTATAAATGATATAATTGAATCTGCAGCAGATGAACAACCAAGTGAAACAACAGAGATTGTAGAAGAAAAAACAAAAATAAAAAGTGAAAAAGCTAAAAAAGCTAAAGTTAGTACACTTTCACAATTTTTGTACTAGAAAAAATTTAACTTTACACTAGTAAAATATTATTGAGGTAGAACAATAATAAAACTCTTTTATAGTTATTCCTTGTTTAGATTTTATTATCCAAACTAACACAATAATTATATAGGAGATAATTAGATAGATTCAAATCTATCAAAATATTATAGAGGAGGTATTAGTTATGGCAACTAAGAATTTTGAAGTACCAGCAACGGTAACAATTACAAATAATGGAACAGAGGATGTAGGATTTAGATATTTTAGAGTTAATTTCATCGAAGTACTAAAACCTGCAGATGTTGTTGTATTAACAGCAGGTTCAAGTGAAGAAGCTGCATACTATGCTGCATTAGCAAATACTGCAACTGGTTTAACTGTTGAAGTAGCTAAAGGTGAATAGTGTATAGACAGTAATAATTGTTTTGTTATTAACTTAATAAATTTATTTTAATAAGTTGATATAAATTTTTGTTGTTTTATTGTATATAGTCTTACCAATTAAGTCCGTGCTCTACCTCATGGATACTAATTGATAGTAGGGCGTACAATAAAACAACAAACTTATAATTTTCTACTATAAAGTAGATAAGGGAGGTTATAGTACACATGGATAATACAGATAACATATATAAAGATAATGATTTAGTAAAACCTCGTACATATCCTCGTATGAAAAAAAGAACTAAAGCAATTGTTAAATACATTGAAACACAGTTGGGCGTTCCTGTATTAGACTTAGAACTAACACCTAAAGACATAAAACAAGTTGTAGATGATTCATTTGAAGAAGTTAAGCATTATATATCTGATTTATATACTGTTACTGTACCCTATGCTAATTGCATAGATTTAGCTGGATATAATATACATTCTGTAGAATCTGTTATGAGAGCACAAGATAGCATTTTAACTGGTTCCATTTTTGCTGTTCCAACTACAAGTACTGTAACATCGCTTGGGATGTACAATATGGACGGATATATGAATGCTATAATGACTAAAAGGAATTTAAACATTTTAGCAACTGATATGCAATTTATTTGGGATAAACCAAACCAAAAATTATATTTAACAGCTAATCAAAGTATACCTAGTTTTGTAACAATTAACTTTAAACCGGAATATCTTTGTATTGAAGATATAAGAGAGGACTACTGGGAAACACAAATAAGAAAGTTAGCTTTAGGTCAATGTAAGATTATATTAGGTAGAATTAGAAGTAAGTATAAGTCTAGTTCTACTAAATTTGAATTGGATGGAGACACCTTGTTATCGGAGGGTAACGCAGAAGTTCAAAGTGTTAGACAATATTTAGATGACAATAGAGATATATTTACAGTTTTAAACTAAAATTATTTTTAAGGAAAGGAGTACATGTAACAATGTCAAAAATTAGTTTACTAGAGGCAACTAAATTAGCTTTACAAGGTAAATTAGAAGAAAGTTGCGAAATAGAAAAACCACAAAAATTATCAAAAAACAATAAAAAAGATTTAGAAGAATCAATAGCAATAGCAAATGACGATACTGTAGTTTCAATTGATGATAAAAAAACTGAAATTATAATGGGCGATGAAACTGTTACAGTTGTAGATAATACAACAGATGATGCAATTGTAGATACAGCAGAACAAGCAGAAGTTATCGAAGAAATTCCTGTGGAAGATACACCAGTTGAAGACATTTCTCCAGAAGAAACAGAGGAAGTTGTCGAAGGAGAAACAGAGGAAGTTGTTGAGGAATCAAAGAAAATTAAGAAAGAGGATGTTGAAGTTAGCTTAGACAAAGATTATGATGAAATGCTTAAAGATATACATCAAGATTATATAGACCAAGGAATGGAAGAATCTTTTTGGTCAGATTTAGTTAATGTAACATCAATAAATACAGATGAAATAACAAATTGGTATAAAGAATCTTTTGAAGTAGAGGAATCTTGTAAAAAAGAAGGTACAGCAGAAAAATGTACAGAATCTAAAAAGTTACAAGAATGGATAGAAGATGAATATGACTTTAAGAAATTCTTAGCATATGAAATTATAAATAAGAGACAAGATTTAAAAGATAAAATAGATGTTAATGATTTTGAAGATAATGAAATAGTTAATAAAGTATACGATAGTGTTGTTGATTCTTTAGATTACAACATTGATAATGCTCTAGAAACTGTAGAAGTTGAAGAGACTGAAGAAATTGAAGAATCAAAAGAAATTGAAACAGAAGTTAGTGAAGATACAACAGAAGTTGATGATACACAAGAAGTTGATGATACACAAGAAGTTCAAGAAGAACCTACTGTAGAGGATAAAATTAAAGAACTTACAGATAAATTAAGTGAACTACAATCAGAATTAGATTCACTAAAAAATGATGTATGCGAAGATGGAGAATGTGAAGAAGCTACAGATGAAACAGAAGTAGAGGATACAGAAGTTGAAGCTGATGATGAACTAACAATTGATTTATTTGATGAGAAATTTTCAAAATATTGTGAAGAGTGTGACCCAAATTGGGAAGGATTTGAAACAGAGTCTATAACAGAATCAGATGATGGAATTTGTGTAAAAGGAAACATAAAAGGAAAAGAAAATAAAACGGAATCTATAGAATTTAAAATGAACAAAATTGTAGATTCAAGAGGGGTTGCTAAATACAAAACAACAGAGATGAAAAATGAAAGTTTAGGTAACTTTTCTATGTTAACTATTACTAAAGACAATTTAGTAGAATGTAAGTTAATTAAAAAACTTAAATAAAAATATAAGAAAGGAGTAAAACATGAGTTTTATAAATATTAACACTAATAATTTATCTAGAACATTAAGAAACTCAACTACGTTTATTGATAACTGGGTATACATTCCTGGAACTACAATAACAGGTGACCCAAGACAACCAATGCTATTTGAATCATTAAATGATTTTGTTTATGCTTGTGGTGACCATAGCCCAGTAGATTCAAAAACTTTTGAGTATGTAGCTGGTATACTTAATAGTGGTTTACCTGTAATTTTCCAAAGAATTGCTTATGTAACTACTACAGTAGATGGACAAACTGTTAAAACATTAGCAGTAACTCCAGCTCAAGCATCATTTAAACATGCTGCAGCAAGTGAAGATGACCCACCTGCTAGTTTAATTGATTTCAAAGTATATGAAAAATGGGGTGGAACTTATGGTAACAGTATGGCAGTTACAATGAGAAACACAAGTACAGCTATATGGATAGATGTATATTACAATAGTCAATTACTAGAGCAAAAGAAAGTTGTTACATTTAATACAACAGCTACTCAATTAGAAATTGCAACAGATTTAATTAAAGGATTAAAAACAACAGAATTTGATAGAATAAAAATTGAAGTTGTTAATACAAATCCAGCTACATTTAATACACAAACAGTACAAAATGTTCAATTAA